GAAAAGAGAGAAGAAAGGAGACCATTCAGAAATGAGATCGTATCTTTGCTCGGGGCAGAGGTAATCGGGGTAGACATCCCCAACACAGGTCAGCATTCCAAAAGTATGTGTGACCTGATTGCGCTTGACCGATGTAAGGAACCAACAAGTGGCTTTTTCTCCGTCAATCAAAGTGATTGCGGGTGAGGTCATGGAGTAGTCAATACCTAGGACTTTCACACAAGTATCTATTGCTTCCGTTCAATCATGTGCTAGAATTCCCACAATGAACATCGAACGAATCAAAGAAATGGTCGAAACAGACCTGAAAATCGACGGAACCGAACTGGGCGATGAGTCGATTCGCATTCCCCAATTGCACGGTAAGTACTTGAACATCTATCACGATGAATGTCTTGTACTTCGGAAGTTGGATGCGGACTACAACCTACTTCGAAAGAAGAAGTGGGAGTACTACAACGGCAAGTTGTCGCAACAGGAACTTGATCAACTCGGATGGGAGCCGTTCGGTCACCGCATCCTTCGTCAAGACATGGATACCTACATGGATGCCGACGAAGACTTGGTCAAGATCCGATCCAAGATTGATCTACAAAAGGCGAAGGTTGAGTACTTGGACAGCATCATCAAGGGCATCAACAACCGCCAATGGGTGATCCGCAACGCGATTGAGTGGCGTAAGTTCATGAGCGGGGTGACCTAAATACCTTGAATGAGCGTGATTGAAGTTCGTAGCATGAATACCGCCTATCTTCGTGTCATTGCGGAGAACGGCGTTGCATACGAACTTCAAGACTACTTCACATTCGAAGTCCCTGGTGCGAAGTACACACCCGCGTACAAGCGGCGAGTATGGGACGGCAAGATACGGCTATTCAACGCATACTCGGGTCTGCTTCCCTCGGGACTCATGGACTACCTTGCGACCTTTGCCAAGGATCGCGGTTATGAGTTGCGGGTCGATTCTTCAGTAGCCCAACCTGAAATCAAATTCGATTGCGACAAGGTTCGGGAGTTCATCAAGGCTCTGAATCCCACCGCCGATGGAAAGCCGTTGGAACCTCACGACCACCAAGTCGATGCGGTTTGCCATGCCCTTAATCAATCACGGTGTGTTCTGCTTTCTCCTACGGCTAGTGGAAAAAGTCTTGCCATCTATTCCATGGTGCGGTATTACCAAAACGCCATCGCACCAAACAAGAAGATACTGATCATCGTTCCCACCATCTCGTTGGTGGCTCAGTTGTATTCCGACTTCAAGGACTACTCAGGAACCACGAACTGGAACGCCGACAAGAACTGCCACCGAATCGTAGGCGGCGAGGCGAAGTTGACTGACAAGCAAATCGTTATCTCCACATGGCAGAGCATCTACAAGTTGCCTCGCGCATGGTTCGATAACTTTGAGGTAGTCATCGGTGATGAGGCTCATCTGTTCAAGGCTCAGAGCCTGAACACGATCATGAACAAGTTGATCGACTGCCCGTATCGAATTGCCCTCACGGGAACATTGGACGGCAGCAAGATTCACAAGTTGGCTATCGAAGGTCTTTTCGGCCCAGTTCATCGCGTCATCACGACCAAGGAACTGATGGAGAGAAACCTCCTGACCAATCTGCGAATTGAATGCCTGATGCTCCGATACCCACCTGAGATCCGAAAGGGTGTCTGTGGATTGGACTATCACAGCGAGATTGAGTGGTTGGTCAATTGCGAGAAGAGAAACGAGTTCATCGCTTTCTTGGCTTCTGCTACCCGTGGTAATACACTTGTCCTGTTCAACTATGTCGAGAAGCACGGAAAGCCTCTGTACGAGTTGATCAAGAAGACGGCAACGACTGTGATTGAAGGCAGAAAGGTCTTCTTTGTTGCAGGAGAGACTGAACTTGAGCAGCGAGAGGGAATTCGATCCATCGTTGAGAAGGAAGAGAATGCAATCATCGTTGCCTCATATGGAACCTTCTCAACTGGAATCAACATTCGAAGCCTGAAGAATGTGATCTTCGCTAGCCCATCCAAGAGCCGAATCCGCATTCTTCAGAGCATCGGTCGCCAACTCCGCAAGTGTGAAGGAAAGCACATCGCAAAGTTGTATGACATTGCTGACGATCTTCACCATGGAGACAACTTGAACTACACGCTACAGCACTTCCTGAAGCGCGTGAAGATCTACGAATCGGAACAGTTCCGATACAAGTTGGTCAAACTTCCGATTGAGATGAAGATACAGAGACCAAAGGAGGGATCCAAATGACTCAGTATTACCCGATCAAACTGATAAGAATGATGTCGGGGGAAGTGATCGTTGCGGGGATCGCTAATGGAGGGAACGATTCCTACATCTTTGAGAAGCCGATGGTACTGGTGGCTGTTGCTCTCCCGAATCAAAAGCCAAACATGCCGCAGGAAGTCACGGTCATGCTGAGGGATTGGATGGAGTTCAGCGACGATGTGTACTACATCATTCCAAAGAAGGCGGTCATGTGCATCATGAAGCCCAACAGGGACATCGTTGCCGATTACACCCAAGCAAAGATTCAGTCTGACATCATGAGCGACATGATTGAGAACGGCATGGTCGGTAACAACAAGACTGTCGAAGACCTAGAGAAAGAATCTGATGGTGATGAAGATGAGGATGATGCTGAGTTTGAAGAGGGGCACGACGAGTTCCCTGGTTGGGGCGGCGATCCTCGGCTCGGCTAGGTACTTTAGGGTACTAGAAGTACTCTATGTACTCTCTAAAGAGGTTACTTAAGTAGTACTCTATAGGTACTATTGTCCTCTTGAACCTCAAGAGTATCTAGTAGCGGGAACAAGTAAATTGCCTTTGATTCCGCGAACTGAGTAAAGATTCTGCTGACAATGTTCTTTACTCCAACACAAGTCGGTGTTATAGTTCTCCCAACAACACGGAGAGAGAATGACCAAGAAAAGAGCAGGAAACCATTACATTGATAACGAACGGTTCCTAGAGGAACTGGTTACACACAAGAAGGCTGTTGCCAAGGCAAAGAAGGCAGGGACAAAGCCACCTGGTGTGAGCAACTACATCGGACAATGCTTTCTCGACATCGCAAACAACTTGGCGAAGAAGCCGAACTTTGCGAACTACACCTACAAGGATGAGATGGTATCGGATTCGGTTGAGAACTGCATCATGTATGCAACCAACTTCGATCCGAATAAGTCCCGCAATCCGTTTGCGTTCTTTACACAGATCATCTACTACGCCTTCCTCAGGCGCATTCAGAAGGAAAAGAAGCAACTCTACATCAAGATGAAGTGCTTTGAAGAGAACGATCCCACAGGTCGCTTTCGAAACTGGATGGAAGAACAGCATTCTAAGTTTGAGGATGGAAATCAAAGCCCATATGCTGAATTCATCACCGACAGTAGCCTTTCATCTGAATCCCTGAAGCCCAAGAAAAAGAAGAAGCGCAAGCGCAAGATGTCTAAGGAGCCAAAGGATACCCTAGACGATGTGATGGAAGATCTATGATTGCAATCATCAACGACACTCACTTTGGTGCCCGAAACGACAGTCCGATCTTCCTTGAACACTTCATGGAGTTTTGGGAGAAGGTTTTCTTCCCGACACTAGAAGATCGGGGTATCAAGCGGATCATTCACTTGGGCGACTTTCTTGATCGCCGCAAGTTCGTGAACTTCCACACACTCCATCAGGTTCGAACGCGGTTCTTGGAGCCGCTGAAGAACATGGGCATTGAGATGGACATTACCTTGGGCAACCATGATGTCTTTTTCAAGAACACCAATCGACTGAACTCGGTCATCGAACTGTTCCGAAACTACCCGAACATTCGCATCCATGAGCAACCCACGGTACTTGACTTGGGCGAAACAAAGATTGGATTGGTGCCATGGATCACCAAGGACAACTCAGAGGAGTGCCTGAAGTTCATCGCGTCCGCGCCCGTGCGCGTACTCATGGGACACTTTGAAGTGAGCGGCTACGAGGTTCTTCGCGGTGTCGAACATCACGATGGCATGGATCCTGCCCTGTTCAAGAGTTATGAGGCAGTCTACAGCGGTCACTTTCATTGCCGTCACAGCAGGGCAAACATCCACTACTTGGGCACCCAGTATCAGATGACATTTGCCGATCTGAACGAGCGCAAGGGGTTTAGCATCTTCCATCCGCGCACGGGCGAGATGGAGTTCATTGAGAATCCCATTCAGATCTTCCAACAGTTGGAGTATGACGATACCAAGGAAGACTACAACATCCTGAACTGCAAGCCATATCGCAATACATTCGTTCGAATCTTGGTCAAGAACAAGACTCGTCCGATCATGTTCGACAACCTGTTGGATCGGCTGAATGATGCCCCGACCCATTCGATCAGCATCACAGATCAGACCGAAAAGGAAATAAACAACAAGACGGATGTGGTGGACATGTCCAAAGACACCCTGAGTTTGATCTGCGACGAGATCGACACCATTCAGGGGGTTCAGGATCCTGTTCGTCTAAAGACCCTGATTCGGGAGATTTACAGCGAGTCGCTGCAAGGCTAAATATGATGAAATGCCTAAGCACTACGACACGCTGATTCGGGACATCAAGGAGTGGAGTACCGTTCCTACAAGCGGTAGTGGAGACACTACCCATGTGATGTCTCTTAGAACGGGGAAGGCAGATAAGGCAAAGAAACCATCTGTCAGGCAACTGAAGAACAAGTCCCCCTCGCGGGTCGAAATAGGCAAACTAAAGAACGCAAACTGGAGTTCGGGGGGCATCACATGATCTTCGGCAACGATTGCAGGGCAACCGTTATTGCAGCGGGGAACATGATGGGGTATGACATTTTCACGGGGAGTGATTTTGTCAAGCCATTCGTTGAGGGTGAGCAACTGCAACTTCTCTATCCACCCGATCATGGAAACAGCGGATCCAACTATCTGTTCGACTCTCACTTGGGCGCAACAGTTTTTGGAATCTTCTCGGGCGAAAGAGGGAGACAGACTCTTTACTACCCCGAAACAGAAAACCTAGTTGTAAATCCAGACGAGCCATTTCCCTATCAAACAGAAATGGACATCGTTTCACTACCAACATTCAACTCAGGGTTGAGACCAATTACGGACAGAGATATTACAGCAGACAATGGAATAGACGCATTCCCTCTCAAGGGATCGATCATTGTCGGAGCGGTCAGCGGGGCGAAGCGTTTTTACGCAGGCCCATTTAAAGGGTTCACAAAGGAAATCGAATGCATCTGCGAGGGTGCAACTGCCGTAAATCTTATCGATGGTACTGATTGTAAGGGGAACCTAAAGGGGTCATACTACGAATCGGGCTTTGATCCCGCTCTGCACAACCTGTTTAACTACTCAGATCAGCCTAGAACCATAGTGGACATCAACACCCCGTTTAACGAGTTCTTCATGGCAAACACGCCATACGAAGAACTTGATTACACATGGATTAATGTGAGAAACAGGTTTAAGAGACCAGTTCCTTACAGCATGTTGAGCAACAATGACAAGGGTGTGTCTGCTGTTCTGATCACACAACAGCATGCTATCGTATCGGCTGAGGCAGACATCGATAACGAGAATCTTCGTTTCTATGCAGGAGCAAGCGGGTTTATAACGCCATCTATCTCCTCTAGCGTAACGACATTCAAACAGATGTGGGATGCAATCGGCTTCGTTAACGAAAACAGCAGCGCAGAAACTTTAGCAAGGTTCAATGAGTTGAAGTCATATTTTGATGACATCAAGATCATCAAGTTTGCTTCAGCATTGCCAAATACAGTTCGTCCAATCGAACTCCTAGACATTCACACAAGCGATCCGATCTTTTACGCAATCGCTATTGGACAGGAAGCGAGAGGACATCATGGTTCTTTTTGCCCACCCTTAAACGGTTCGACATTCGACCCATCTGTTCTTCCGACTCTTCTATTCAAGGGATCTGATGCATGTTCGCACATGCCATCCTCCACGATGCATCAGATGGAGCAAACAATCAGAACTATCTCCGTAGTCAGAGGAGACAATGGGTCTCCTGTGATCACCTATTATCGCGGAGATCCCGTGTTTGTCGGGCTAGTGACAGGAGCAGGATACACATACTATTCCGATCCAAGCAAGAGAGTTGCATTTGCATCTCTTCGTGGAATGGGAATTGGATCTACGAAACCCGTAACATTCCCATGGGGTGTTTCGTGGTCTGCTTTCACCTTCCTGAATCAATACCTTTCGATATCGGGAATGGCGGCAACAAACAAACAACTGATCCGAGAGTCCACGGACACCAACACAACATATCCATATCCTTCAATACCATTTGGTACCGTAACTCCGACAAGCACTTCACGCCGAGCAAGCCTAGTCAACACAGATCCGCGTATTGGTGTCAAGTTCAGCGAAAGCGGAATCGAAAGGTTTACAAACAGACCGTATTTGATACCCGAGAGAAACGATGAGATCGGAACGACTGTGTCAATAGACTTCACCATGTGAAGCCTACATACATGACACAAGGAGACTCACATCATGAGCGAAGTGAAACTGTTTAGATTGAATTCGGGTGAAGAAGTGATCAGCAAGGTGTTGGATAATTCCCACACCCGCGCGGGATCTTGGCTGCTCAAGTCCCCCGCCATCATCCTTCCTGTCGGAAACGGCAAGTTGGGCATGGCACCTTGGCTTCCCTACTGCGAAACTGACAGCATGGAACTGCCCGAGAAGGCAGTTGCGTTCGTTGCCACTCCGAAGACTCAGTTGGTTAATGACTACAACGAGAACTTCGGATCGGGTCTTGTCGTTCCCGATAAGACTGTGGAGGCACCGCCTCTGCGTCTGATTACCGAGTGATCAGAACGCCCTGCTGAAGTTTCCGCGCTTGGCAAACTGAATGCAGCGGTCGAACTTATCCTGAAGAACTTCCTTAGGCTTATGGCTAATCACGAAGGTGTTGGTACCGCCCTTCGAATTAGCCATAATGTCTAGGAAGGCTTCGATTGCAGAGTCATCCAAACTGCCATCCAACACCTCGTCCAGTACGAGAAGATTGGTGGTGATAGAGTTCTTCATCGAAGCAATCGACCGCCATGCAAACAGCAGGGCTAGGTCGATTTTCTTCTTTTCACCCTCGCTGAATGATGCATAGGTGAAGACATCGCGGTGACGCGACTTGATGGTTTCGTTGAACTCCTCGTCTAGGTGGAAGTTTACGAAGAAGTTCATCTGACCGAGATACTTGTTGATCGTGTCGTTGATCACAGGAACATAGTTCTTGATGATTCGACTCTTGATTCCCGAGTCTTTCAAGAGCGTTCCCGCAAGCGACAGATAGTGCTGCTCTTCGATCAGATCCTTCTTGTTCTCAATCGCCTCTTCCTCCGATGACAAAGCAGCAGACAGATCCTCCAAGATGTTGCCAACTTTTGTGGGCTTCTTGGCGGTGATTGTCTTGATGTGCTTCTCCGTGGATTCGACCTCGTTTGTCTTCTTCACGATCATGGAATTCAAGTCGCTGATTTCCATCATAACAACTTGAATCTTTTCGATTCTCGCTTCGGCAATATCAATCTCCTTAGAGAGATCGGAAATTGCCTTGTCCATCTCAGAGACCTTTGTCTTGCCCTTGCCGATTGCATCCTGCTTGAACTCCTCAGCGATCTTCTGAGAGCATGTGGGACAACTGTCGTTCTTTTCGTAGAACGATACCTCTTTGGTTAGCGATTGGATCTTCTTCTGTATCTGTGATTTCAACTGGCAATACTTGCCGTGATTGGCAGATACCTTGTCGCTGTCGGTGATGGTGGAGGACAGTTCTTCGATGCGATCATGACACCTCTTGATGATCTCTTTGGCTTCATCAATGGTCTTGTTCGCGGCTTCGACTTGCTCTGTCTCCCATGCATCATCCATCTCGCTGCGCTTCTTCTCCTCCTCGCGCATGCGCTTGAGTACGCTCACGCGCTCCCGCGCGACCGCGAGGGCTGCGTCTGCGTGTTGCAACTCTTCCTTGTTCGCACTCATGCGCTCCTTGAGATGTGCATTCATCGAAGAGAACACACCGATATCAAGGATGCTTTCAACAACAGCCCTGCGTTCTGCCGCAGTAAGCCGCATGAATGGAATGTAGTTTGCCGAGCCAAGAATGACTACCTGACAGAATGACTTGTAGTTCATCCCGAGGACGGTTTCCTCAAGCATCTTCTGCCCGTCCCTAGACTTGGAGTCTTGGTCAAGTTGCTTGCCGTCCTTCCAAATCTCAAAGACCTTGGGTGCTTGACCGCGAACAACCTTGTAGTCGGACTTGCCGTCCGAGAACTCAATCTCAACCAAGGACTCCTTCTCGTTCACCGAGGAGACCAGTTGCGGAAGATTGATGTTCCGATAAGGCTTGTTAAAAAGGACAAAGGTAAGAGCATCTAAAAGAGTACTCTTACCCGCCCCGTTTTCGCCCAAGATGAGGGTAGTGTCAGTCTTGTCGAACTGGATCTCCGTGAAGTTGTTTCCCGTGCTGAGAAAGTTCTTCCAACGGATCTTCTTGAACTTGATCATCGTGGTGCATTCACTCCGATTAGCATTCCGAAATTGTACACCACAAAAGGCGTGATGTCAAGTCACTTGTTCCACGGCATCTTTGTGGAAAGCCACTTCCACAGAGGCGCACCGATCAGCGCACCCGCGACGAACATGAGGACGCTCCACCACGCAGTACCTAGAATGTGTTCCATTTGTGTTCTCCTTTCTACCTGTATTTAGGTCGTGAAGTACTGATTCGGCAAGTGTCGCAGCACTTCCTTGTTCGAATGTGTTCGAAGTGCAGGAGTAGATACCGATGGCTTTAGTATTGTTTCTCCCGCTTGAACGAAAGTCGCATATTTGCCATCGATTAGAAGTGCTTCGTAAATGTTCTTCCAATTTGCGTACCTCTCTCCACTTGCTCTCGCAGCAATAAACCGCAACGAATCAGAAGATGATTTCTTGTAACTCTGCATATCAAGAATCAAAGAGTAATCCACCAAACTCCCACTTGAAATTGGCCCTCCTCCCCCGCCTCCTCCGATTGGGCCTTCGGGATTTGTTGTGGGAACAGCAGGATTGCACGAAACAACCAATTCAGGTGGTTGCGACAATACACAGTTACAAGTGATACATGTTTGGTTGGCTGGACAAGTACTCAATCCACCAGGCTTTATGATTGCATTTATACAGTTACATGCTCCACTTATTACAGGTTCGGGTCGTTTGCAAGTACCCGCGCTGCAATTTTGACTGCTAAGTAGGACACCCAAGTCAACTGTGTGGGTTGTGGTGCAAGGACATTCCTCATACTCAGAACACGCGGGCGTGTTCCTAGAAGTCAAGGAGATAGAGATGGTCGGACACGGACAAGAATCCCCAGGTGGTGGGGGATATTCGTACACCTCAATGCAGCAGCATCCCAATGAGCCTGCTTTGGTGGCATATGGATTTTCTCCGCTTTCACAATCTACAGGGCATTCACAGTTGCTGCCACCACCCGCTCTTTGAGTCCAATACTGCTCACCATAGATCAGATCACTTTGTTCTCTGTTCGTGGACTCTGTAATGTCATAAGAGATTGGTGATGCCGATGGGTCTTTTATACCTCGCAACCATCCATTTCCATAACCTTGATCGCCGCTTCCATGCGATGCCAAATTGACACTCTCTCTGACATCATCAAGATATCCAACTGTTCTTTTTGCGGCATATCTCTGCAACTCTGCTTTGACGCATGGGTCGGCAAATCCACTTCCTGATGGTGCGTACCCATCAACATAGGCTCCACCATACATCACGGTGGAGATGTAATTGCGAGATCGAATCTGTGCGTCATATCCTGTTTGACCACTTGAAATGTCGGCGGTGCAAGCGATCTCAATCAAAGAAGGAATCGGATCGTAGAAAATAAAACCATGTGCAGTCCCATCGATTGCCGCCTGAATCATGTCGTATCGATATGTGACAGATGGGTAATACCCTTCGGCAGCGTTTGCTGTAGTACCCGAGTAGGAACTTCCATCAATATCGATGTAATCACCACCAACACTTTCAGCAACGCCATAAACCGATTCAGGATCATCGTATTGATTGAGAGTTCTTGATGGATACATCGTTGAGATGAACGGATAACTTCGCACCAAGGAGTCTGCCGCTTTTGCCGATGCAAGTTCGCAGAGTTTCTTGTTTCGCAGATAGTTCGCTTCCGAGTCGTATCCAAACTCATAGAAGGGAAGAGAGTCAGCATACGGAACGCGAATGTCGGGACATACCCAACCAATATCACAATTATCAAAGACCATCTCCTGAATGCCGTCCGTGACAAGTTGCTCATAGAACGAGCGCAATTCTTGTGGGGCATTCAGCCAGTTGTAGTAATCCGACCCGCTGCTTCCTACTGGATGTTCGGGATCCCACCACGCAGGAGCCGTATAGCCACCCGTGTTGGTCAGCGAGGGATCCCATGTGGGCGACTCACCCACGGGCGGGGCATACGCCATGACATAAGGAATATGGGGCAACCCCGCGATTGCCCAATCAATGTTTGGATATTGATTCTTTAGGAGTCCAAAGACCGCTTTAATTCCATTGACATACTGAGTAGAGTTCGATCCCGACACAGAACCCGTCGATCCGCGAGTGGGGCCTACAATTCCATCTCCAACAATCTTCGTCCAATCGGGGGAGCCTCTGAGGTCGATTAGACCGAGTCCTTCCGAGGAGGCGGTGATCGGGAAGCGGCTCTGTACATAGCCTGTAATCGCCGCTGTAGCCCCTAGAGAGTGGGTGTAGTAAGTCAGCCCCTTGTCCGAGACAAACCACACAGCGAGGTTCCCTGTGGCTCCTGCGTTGCGTGTAATCGTGTTGAAGAAGGCATCGACATGCTGACCGTAGATGCCATAGTCGTTCTGTGGGAGCGAATAGGTAACGCCGCCCGAATTCACTTCGCTAGAGGCGAACGAATAGGCATGATTGTAAAGTTGATAGTAGTCGTTTGCCATGGTACAGGTCTTGGAAAGGTTACCTGTATTTAGCCCGACTGCTATTGTTCACTTTTTCTTGGATGTTCGGTTCTTGGAGTCCTCAACCAAGAGTTGTCCGAAGTTGATTACCTTTTCGACCGAGTTCCCGACACATTGACTGTTATAGATGATTTCAGCAAGTTCACGCTCCTTGGCATGTTCGTGCTTGTATCTCATCATCTCTTTCTTTGTGACGGGCTTTTCGTCGTGCTTGAAGGTAATGTTCTTCAGGCTGACCAAGTCCTCAAGGTCATCAACCTCCTCCACATCCTTGTTGACGAACTCATCGTAGTCTAGGATCGGCTTCGTGAATGCCTCAGCCATCTGAGACCAACTCAGGAGGATTTCCGTGGCGTTTTCCCCATACGGCTCCACGGGTCTTTCCGTGATTCCGTTGGGTTCGCCCTTTTGGTTGTAATAGGTTTCGTGGATGCCATAGGTGACAAACTCTTCCAAACCTACGCGCTGAACACGCTTTACGAGGCGGTAATTCCACATGCCACACCTCCTGTTGCCATCGGGATTGATGCACGGAAGCATCGCAGAAACAAGCCGATGACGGAAGTATTTAGACTATGGTCACACGCACTTCGAAAAGATCTCTTCCACCTTTTTTGGTAGGGTAGAATGGCTCTGCTGTCTGAATGAAGACGGCATCTTTCGAATGTAATAGGGGATCATCGGATCCTTTTTGAACTTGTCCAGTTCTTTCCGATGAATCTCCATAAGATGGTGGATATAGACATAGCAGTTTGCTTCCTGCTTATAGCGTTCGATGTCTATGCCCAGTTGGTATTCCTTCATGACCTCTACGGCAATCATCTCACACTCACGCTCCATGGCACGAACGGCATCGAACGCCTTGTGAACTCGCCGCGCTTCGTACTTCTTCCCGCGAAGCCAATCCTCTTGTATTGTCGCATAGTCGCCCATAGGGCCAAAGCAAAGGGAATACAATCTGCTTCCCGAAAGCCATTGAATGAAATGGGAGTACTCATGTGCGAGGACTTCTATCCAACGGGGATTGCCCTTCGCTACACGGATTTGCTTCTCATCGAAGAAGCCAAAACATTTCACTCCGTCTGCGCGTACAAACCTACCGCGACTGAATACGAGTCTCATTCCGTATTCACTCAAGTCGTGTCTCACCGCCTTGACAAAATCCCTCTCGGCGGTTGACATCGTTAGAACCTCACGATTTCAATTCCGTTTTCTTTGACGATGACCATCTTGTTGTCGAACAGCGACTTGCAGTTGGCTAGCACATCTCCCGTCATGCCTGAAAATGCTCGACATGCCACCATGATGTTGTTGAGGGCATTCTTCCCCTTCTTACATTGGCATGTATTGGGGTTCGTATACACACCCATCAATGCGAAGAATGTTCCCAACGCACCATGCGATGCCGTAGTTGCACCGCCGCGAGACTGAATGTGTCTGTACAAAGCCGTCATGCTTTCAAATGTGATCTCATTCATCGGAGTCTTCTCCTATGCGCGAAAGGTATTTGTCTAGGGCTTTGAATCCCGAGTACTCAAGTTGGGATGCCATGTAAATCAACGGCGTGTATTCGAAGCCGCAGAAATAAGATGCGCCTATTGCTGCCCATGCACCCAAGCAGTATCTACAGGTAAGGAGATCAATCAAGAATCCTTCCCGCATGAACTGCATGAATGATGAGTAAGACCCCGTCCAGTTTCCCATTTTGAGATCGTGGTCATACTCCTTGATCAAGGTAATGAAATTCAGGAATGGAAGTTTCTTCAGATATGAGTACACCACGCTCGTCTCGTAGAGCAAGAAGAGAACCGTGGCAACCCAAAGTGATGCTAAGAAGACTTCCATAACGAACCCACTCTATTTAGCCTGTCCGAGTTAGGTCAACAACCTCGCACTTGTCACCCGAACAAGCAAATGTTTGGTTTCCAACCGTGTTGTCTTCCTTTTCATAATTGGAAAGGAGACTCCAATCGGCATCCTTTGGCATCTTGGCGAGAAGGGTTTCGTATTCTTCCTTCGTGCAGTCCTGATACGGAGCCTGACGGTAGGAGTGATCTGCATAGGGAAGGAACGAGATGCCCGACACCTCATCGAAGTGGGCATACACCCACGCACCGACATCCATCCACTCGCTCTCCTTGACCGTTACCGTGATCGACGGCTTGTGTTCACACCAGTTCCGCTGATAGACAAGCCACAGGTTCAGGTGTTCGATGGCGGTCATGTCCTTGCGGAACACGGAACCATCGGGAGACTTCATCGGGAAGGAGAACACCGTGGTGTGTTCAGGCTTCATGACATCGGCTTCATTGGGGAATCCCATCTCCTTCATCATCTGACACAGCGGATCCTTGTTATCGGCACGGACTGTGCGGACATAATAAGGCGCGTGACGGGCGTGAATGCCCGATGCAGCATCCGTCAATTGCGACACCGTTCCCGATGGCTTGACACAGGTAATCGCGGTAGACTGTTCGATGCCGATCCGATCTGCCCAATCCTTATTGGTATCGATTGCCAATTGACGCATTTCGGAAAGCAGCAGAGAAAGACCGAGTTCGTCATTCACGCCGCTGCCTGATCGTCCATTGGTCAACTTGCAGTCAAGGATGCCCGTCAGTTCCCCT